CTTAAACGGTCTGCCTTGGACGTTGATACCCCAGACATCTACTTAGGCGATTCAATGGCCTTATGCCCTTCGTGTAAAAAGGAACTACGCCAACTATTCCAAGCATGGTTAGAGAACGATTCGGGTCTCAGGTCTCTAATGGGATGTATAGCAGGATGGCAAATCCAAGGACACGAAGCGAGAACGCTCCAAGACCTACTTGAAAATTGGCGAATGACTTGGGAACAGAAGCGTATAGCGTGGGAACAGAGGCCCAAAGCATGACCCCGACCTTAGACGACTTCATGACTGAGACAGAGCCAGCAACCCCTACAGTTCACAGACTTGGGGCCAAGTGGACGGTTGACCCAAAGCAACGGACTGAGACGGATTGGACTCCCTACTTGGAACAGAAACTTCTGGTCTCACTTGAGTTAGAGTATAACTTCAAGGAAGGCGTAGAGACAATAACTAAGGACGAGTTCGGCAGAGAACAGAGGCATAACACATTCGACTCTGTAGCAAGAGAAGAGGTCGGGGTTAGTGAAGGTGACTTTGCGTCTTGTCCAGTGTGCGGAGATTCAGGATGCTGGAAGTGCGACCCACCGAAGACCATTAGAATTGTGAAGGCTGACTGCACGATTAAGGGAAGAGAGTTCATTGTTATCGGGTCTCCAATCCCAAGCGAAGAGTTCGTAAAGCGTCTCCCACTGGCGAACATCAGAAAATACTTCGAGCCATGCTATATGGATTCGATGCACAGCCACGTTCTGATTCCAAGCCACAATGAGAAGATTCCAGTTTCAATCGGTCAGAATATGTGGCAACTCTTCAGAGTCTACTACCCTGCATGGGCCTACATATTCGGCAATCGGAAGGGAAGCATCATAAGGGGTAATTGGGCAACTTGGCACGACTATGATGAGGACGCAAGCGACTTCGATTATTGGTGGAATAGCGGCAATGAAAACATTGACAAAGAAAGCACACCGACAATAGCCAGACGATACAAGCATGGTCTAACCTTTGCTTCATGCTATGTAGACGAAGATAAGAAGGTCTTCAATCATTTTGACGTTGAGATTCGACAGACAGACGCAAGCCAAGACCCAGAGCAAATCGTGGCCGCAAGGTCACTGAGCAAGGCATTAGTTCTGAAAAGCGCACAACTGGCAACGAAGGGCGTTATCAACATTCCTGAAGACAGGTGGACGGAAATCGAGCCAATAATAAGGGACATCAATCGCTCGAACAGTTCTGGACTTTTCTCGGACTTGGACTTGAAACTTGAACAGAGACAGGGAGCCAAGATGAGAGCAATGGCTAAGGAGTTCTACAAAGACATGAGAGACCTACTCACGCCTTACGAGAGACAGTGCGTGAAGCGTTGCGTTCTGAATCCAATTCGGAAGAGGCATCCGAATCATGCAGGATACTACGGAGAGGACTAGATTGACAGACACGCTCAAGGTTCCGAGCAACTTCACTGAAGTTCTGATGGCCTTGATTTTCCCTTACCACACGCCAAAGCCGATTGAAGAACTTTTGGAACTAGAATCTAGTCCAGACTTGTCAACCGATGTTGACCTTCTGTTAACAGAAGACAATCACCTAACCTATATCCCCTCAAGTGGTGGGGTCGCTTAATGGCACGACAAAATCGCAAGGGTGGAGAAGACAGCGAATTGGTAAACGCATTCCGAAAGAGAGTCAGGAAGAGCGTTCAAGTGACCGAAGAGATGCCCTTGAAACTCAAGGAGAACGAAGGTAAAGAGTTCGTGGTCTCGATTGCTGTGAGCCGAAATCGCCTCATCGAGTTCTTGAAAAAGGACACGGTTTCACAAGGCGTTCTCGGAGTCCGAAGGATTGAAGACCAAGACAGAGATACCCTTGAAGACAGCCAAGACCGAGACGAAGATTCAGACAGGTGGAATGAATAGATGCCCTTCCCTAATGAGACGTTGACGCTAGACGAAGACCCCATTAAGTTCACGGACTTAGTGCCGCATCCGACAAACGAAATCCATTGTCCCTATTGCGGAGAGTTGGCAGAGACCCACACTTCAAACGAAGACCCCGACCATCACATTCATTCGACACTAGCCAACGAGCCAGTCTGCCGTAGACTTTACGAATGCGGTGCAGACCAAGCAGGAATCTTCTACGCCTACAAGAGCCTAGTAGACTCGAAGGTTTGGGCCACCATTCGCGTGAAACAAGGAGTCACCGAGAAGGTAGACGACTCAGAGGAAATGGTTGTGGGAATCGGTCATAAGAAGGCCGCACTGAAACCGACTTGGCGTTTCAGGACTAAGGAAGCGACTAAGGAAGACTTCACAGCCTACTTTAACAAGAACCTAGTTCTCGGTCTCGAATGTGAATATGACTTCAAGAATCGGACACGTCCACCTTCAGAGCGCGAGATTGCAGAGTATTACGGACTGGCCCCAACTCCCTACCACAAACTACCCGATTGCCCTTGTTGCGGGAGTTCAGAATGTTGGAACCACCTTCCAGAGAATCTTATCCGAAGCATTGAAAAGGACGCTTCAGTGGAAGGATGGGAGTTCATTATCTACGGTAGCAATATCACTAGCGAAGAGTTCGTAAAGCGGTTCCCGTTGCAAAAACTTAAGCGATACTTCGTGCCAAGTCAGCATAACAGTCTTCACGTTCACGCTATGTTAGTTCACAATATCGAGAGGATTCCGAGCGTTATCGCCAAGAACTTATGGCAACTCTACAGGTTCTACTACCCCGCAATCGTGAATCTCTTCGGCAACTATAGCCCACAAACTGGATTCATTCGCAACTCACAACATGACGGACAGTTCTACGCTCACTTCCACTATTACAAACGCTCCCCATTCTCGGCAGGATGGGCCAATGGACTCAACGAGCATAACAATAACACGGCAAGAGCAGGACTCTTTTTCGTTGACACACCAATCGCAAGGCCACTGATGGACGCATTCGACATTGAGGTTCGGACACCCGACTCGACATTCGACATGGAGCAAATTTTGAGCGCAAGGTCGTTGACTAAGGGATTGATTCTCAGGAGCGCACAACTGAGCAACTTCGGACTCATCAGCGTAGAGACCAACAAGGAGCAATGGGAGCGAGTCAAGGCCGTTATCGAGAAGATAGAGGCTCGAAGTGGAATCACCCCAGAAGACGAAGCATTCATGAGAGAGCATTCAATCAGACTTCTAAGAGAACTGGCCCCCTTCCTCAGTGAGTTTGAAAGGGATTGCGTGAAGCATTTGATTGAGAATCCAGTGAGGCAACGAGAGCCAGCACAGCAGACCACCGAGAAGTTAGTCAGCGAGACTTCGCCCGTAGCGAAACAACTGCACAAGATAATCGCACTGGCTGAGATTGAATCTGTAAGTGAAGAGGATTGGGTCTCGAAGGTCGCGGCCCTATTAGGAATCACCAACGAGCGAGTCACGAAAGCCTTGGCAGAACTCAAGGTCTTCTACGATGCGTCTTCTCACGCGATGATAATCAACGGATAGAGAGGTAGAGAACCATCTGTAGAATGGCATTAGTAATTGGGAACGACAAGGCTCTTCAGAGTTTCGAGTTGGCATTCAAGTCAGCGTGGGCCGGAACGAATGACGATGGCGTTGGGTGCTACTGGCGAGACTACCCAAAGGTGAAGACGGGAGAAGAGAAGCACTTGGCTCGAATCATGAAGAGCCACGACATGGCTCGACTTGAGCGCAGTTATGATAGGATGCTCATTCACTTCCGCAAGGCAACGAAGGGCGAAGGGACTCATCCGTTCATCTGCCGAGACAGACAGGACTTGAAAAGCGGCAACTGGCTTCTGGTTCACAATGGATGCGTTCAAGATACGAATGCCAGACTTATGTTGAGAGACAAGCACATTATGACGACTGAGATTGACAGCGAAGTTTTCATTCACATCTGGGCCGACATCAACGAGAGCAACCTAGAGAAGAGAGCCAAGAAGTTCACCGAGAAGGTCAAGGAGATGGACATCACAGGATGGGCCAATCTTATCTTCTACAACTTCGTGACAGACGAATGGGTTGCGATGGCAGAGTCAGCACTTGGAATCTCGAAGACCAAGGACGGGGATATTATCGTGGTCTCTTCAGACAAGGCATGGCTAGACGAAGCGCAAGCCAAGAAACTTGGAATCAAGTTCGATGAGATGCCTTACGGTTCAATCGCCTACGGTAAAGGCACGACCTACAAGACTAAGGCCCATGTGTGGAAAGTGAAGAGCCAGACTCAGATAACGTCCTATTATCAAGACGCTGGCAACGGAACCTACCGCAAGGTCTTCTCAGACGCAGACATTTGGGACTTAGGTGGTGGAGTTCAAAACGCAGAGGCATGGGAACTACAACAGGGTCAGGGCGTGATGCCATCGGAATGCGGAAGAGTCAAAGGGTTCTCTTCCCAGAACTACAACAAGGCAATCGCAAACGGGGCGCATTGGGACGCAAAGATGAGAGCAATGGTGGACAAGAAGGGCCGACCCTTAGACTTCGACACTTACAGCGACCCATCAGACCACTCATTCGTTCCATCTGGCACGAAGGATGATTCAGGAATGGCAACTTGCGATGTGTGCATGATGAGCCTACCCTACCACAAAATTCTTCAAGAACTGAATCGGAACCGAGCCGCAGAGCAAACACAAGACCAACTAGAAGACCAATACGACAAATGGGACAAAAGACACCCCTTCACGCGGGACTTCAATTACCCGACCATTCAGTGTATGTGCGGAACGAAGTCCAGTTTCAGCGTTCTCCACTTGGCTCATGAGTTCAAGAAACTAGGTGGGAGCGACTACTGCCAAGATTGTGGCCAGAGCAGAGCAGTTGGCAACCACAAAGAGGACGGGCCAGAGACGCACTTCTACCAAGATATGAAGATAGAAGACGAAGACCCCAAGTCAGGGCGCAGGTTCTACACAGACTCAGGGAGTTGTGGACGGTGTGGGTTCTCAGAAGCGATGCACCCCATGAACGACTTGAACAGACAAAAGCGTGAGGTCGTCGTGATAAAACAGAGGCCGATGGGTTGCGATTGCAGACCCAAGGCTGGACTGGTTTGCACAGTTCACCACAAACAAGGCTTCGGTGGCTTCGACCAGAACGGAATGCTAGTAAAGGAAACGTGCTTCGACATGGGGAATAACTAAATTGTCCTACAACTCAGACCACATTCCGATAAGGAAGACGGGCCAAGACGAGAGTAAAATCTCGAAGGGCATCAAACTCAAGGAGAATGACCAGAAGATTAGGATAGCGGGAGCCGTGATGCGGGTCGAAGTCACACCCAGAAAATCAGGTTATGGCAACGACTACAAGTTGAAGGTCTGGCTTCCGAACTTCACAGAGTTTGAACTGAACGACAGGTCTGGCTCTTATGTGACCTTCACCCAATTCATGAATGCCTTAGTGGAAGCATCTACGGGTCAGCCACCTTCTAAAGGAGCGATGGAACCAGAGACCCTTATTGAGAACGGATTCCCCATCAGGATTCTGAAAGGCGAAGCGGATGCCAAGGAGAGGGTAGAAGTGAAGGACTCGAATGACCCTCTCACTGAGCCAATCGTTGCCTTCGTTCCTAAGAAGGAAGGGACACCTGAAGAGGAGAAGACCGAATGGAATCCAATCACACAGAAATACGAGCCAAAGAAGAAAGCACTTCCAGACAAGAGCGACAAGGAAGAGATGGCAGACGAAGACGGGACGGTGCTTCTCGACCCAAAAGAGGTTCCTGCGGGAGCCGCAAAACAAGACGACAACTCCGTAGACTTGAGCGATATTGCCAAGGCTTGGCACGAAAGGGGATACTACTAAAATGATAGTCGTCTTCATTGACTGCGGTGTGAGTAAATCCGAGACACCGGAACGGATTATCAAGAGGCTCGAAGAGGACGGGCTAGAGGTTGTGAGGAATCCAACGAGCAGACCAAGAGAGGAATACGTTGTGATTCGGTGGGGTTCAACTAGATTCCCAGAGTTGGATGAGGGAGCCAAGGCAGTCTTGAATCCAGCCAGAGCCATCAATGGCAATCTCCATAAGGACAAGGCACACGCCAAGTTCTTAGAGGCAGGAGTCAGCGCACCCCTATTCTGGAACGACTTCGAGACAGCCAAGGCCAAGTGTCGTGAGTTGGGTTGCGACTTCCTTCGGAGACGCAAGCACCACATTCAAGGCCAAGACATCCTTCGCCTAAGACCAACGGACAGCCTACCCCGCGAAAGGAGAAGCGGATATTACGTCCAGTTCTTGGAGAAGGATAGAGAGTTCAGACTTCACATCTTCCAAGGCCAGTGTATCGGACTAGCAGAGAAGAAGCCAGCAGAGAATCCGAACCCTGTTATCTGGAACTTCGAGAACGGGTGGGAGTTGGTCTACTACGCGAGAGAGGAAAGGGAAGAGGCCGTTCCGAACTACAAGGAGATGGTAGTCGAATCGGTAAAGGCTTGCAAGGCTCTAGGTCTGGACTTCGGAGCCGTAGACCTAATCATGGTAGGAGACAAGGCTTACATTCTCGAAGCAAACACTTCACCGAAACTCAAGGATACCAATCGCTACGCCAAGAACTTCAAGAGATGGGTTGAAAGCCTAGCATGACAATAATCCATCCAGCGACTAGAGCCATCACCAACTACAAGAAGATGAAGGTCAAGACGACTTCATTGCCTTGCAGAGTCATGGAAGCGCAACGTCTCATTGAGATGGTCAGACTTGCTGGCTCGAAGATTCAGCAATGGACAGTGAGGAAGATGCTTGAGAAGACAAAGGAACTTGAGATAGTCTGCAAATGCCATGATGACCGTTGCCCATTCGTAGAGTCAGACAGCGATGGAACCCGCTTCTGCACTTGCGTAGATTGGGAATCCACAACTAGGCCAGCCTTGAGTTGTAAGAACTTAGAGGTTATCGGACATCGGGGCAATAAGGTCTTCAAGATAGGCGAAGGGTTCAGCCGCACTGAGAGCCATGAACCAGACCCTAGACATCAGGGGATAGGGTTTGACTCCCATGCCTTTGAGGACTACCTAGCATCAACGGAGACCCAGAGATAGACCATGCCGCTTAGACTAGACATTTCGATGCAGTGTGCCGTGAAGGAAATCGAACTCCTTCATGAGACCCTAGTGAAAGGCATGGCAGAGCGAGACACCGCAACTAATGAGAGGATGTCAATGGAACTTTCTGAGACAGTTAACAATCTGAATCTCCAAATCCAATGTGTGTGCTACGAACCAACGTGCCGCTATTGGGAACATAACGCTTGTCGGTGTAGTGGAAACCAACGATGCCTTGGCCTTGGTTATCTGATTCGACCCTCAAGAGTTGAGGTGGACGAAGAGGAAGAGACCGAGATGACGATGGCTGAGACCGCATTAACAGAGAACGACAAGGCCCGAAGACCAGACGAGCCGTTCATAGTCTGGAAGGTCAGGGTTGCTAACAGACTCTACAGCATGGCCCGACAGATTCACAATACGCCAGACAGAGGCACGACTCGATGGCGTTATGAGAATTGGAGAACAGCCGAGACTCACAACACACGGACACACAACTTCGAGATGTTCATTGCTAGAGTCAGGGCGTTGCCACCGGAAGAGAGAATGCCAACAGGGATGGACGTAAGCCAAGTCGTGGGTTGCTCAATCTGCAACGTGGTCTTCGAGAACTTGGGATACTTAGAGGCCCATGTAGACAGAAAGAGATTCAATCATATGCTTCACGACAATGCAGAAGCGATAACAGACACCACACATGAGCGCGTGAGAGACACCGCGCCAGACTACAGACCACCGATACCTACATTCGTTGGCTCAGACCCAGACAGAGACTACATAACAAGACCAATATCAGACACAGCAAGACCACCATCAGAGACGCACAATGGAGACATGATTGACCGCATTTACAGAGAGGAAGAGGAAGATGACGAGCAATACAGAGACCGTCTCCAAGACTATGTGAGAAGTGAGTATCGCACTAGGCGTGAGCCAGATGCAGTCGGATGCGGCTATTGCGGCAGAATCTTCAAGAACGGGTTCGACTACTTCGGACACGCGACTTCCTTCCACAACTTCGATGATGAAAGCGCAAGGGAGAACCTAATCAAATGATGCCCCGCTACTATTGCATCCACTGTAATTTCCGAACCAACTCACACATCAGAGCGTGGTTCCATCACTGGCTGAGTAAGGGCTATTGGAAGCCAAGAGGCTTACTCCGTATGCTCTTCGTCTGCGGAAGCAAGGTCAATGGCCACACCCTAGTTCGATGGACAGAGGCCATGAGAACGGCAACAACCTTTAAGAAGGGGCGCGAGAGAGGGTTGGAATCATGACCGAGACCAGAGACAAGTTGGATGCCTTGATAAACCAAGTCACCGAAGTTGGTAGAACGATTATCTTCAGAGAGAATAGCGACAACTTGAGGGAAGAGTTCAAGAGGTTGTTAGACGACTTGTCGGATGAAGCATTCAATCGTGGAATCCAAGCCGAGATAGATGCCCATTCGTGTGATTAGCATGGGAGTTCATCAAGACTACAGATGCGATACTTGCCAAGCCTTGGTCTCATCCAATGAAGACCCTAGACACTTGATAGGTTGTCCATATAGGAAGAGTCCTGTCTTGATTCAGCACGACCTTAGACATCACGACACTTGGAATCCTGAATGGGATAGAATGTAGCATGATAGGTCGTCTTAAGGTTCAAGTGGTCTTCTCTGAGGCAGAGCAAGCCGAAGAGACATTCGATGCCTTGAAGAACGTCTTCAGTGAGATGTTTCGAGAGGGCAACACACTCACAGTCTGGGCAACGAAGGACGACCTAACCCTGTTCTTACAAGGATACTTGAGGGACTACTGCACATGAGACTCTACACCCCTGCCGACTACCAAGCAATAGTGGACTTCATTACAGCCAACGGAGACCGACACATTCTGGGCATCCCAAAGAAATGCTCAAGGGTGCGGGTCGGGTTCATCGAAGAGAGGAACGGGAAGATAGTCGGATACTCGGCCATGAGCAAGGACAGCAAGTATTCCATCACAGTGGTAGACCACGATTGTCGTGGGTCAGGGATAGCGTCCCTTCTCTTGAACGCAAAGATTCAGTGGGCCAAGGAGCATGGCTTCAAGTTCCTTCAGACCAAGGTGGGAGTCTCGAACCATCCTTCAATCGGAATGCTGAACAAGTTCGGATACCAAGTCGTGAGACTAGGGACTAGCAAGACAGGGAAACCCGTTCTAACCATGAGGCTCACATTAATATGAAGCAACTTACTCTCGAAGGGAAAGACCAGTTCATCTATAAGGATTGCCCCGATTGCAAAGTCATAATCATGACGAGAGACTGGAAGAATGGGTCGCTCACAATTCAACTCTGTCTCAAGCACTCCAAACTGGTTGACCCAAGAGGAGACTGGCCACTGCATCTGTCCTTCACACATGAGGTATCTGAATGACGCTCTACCTTTGTCTCAAGGACTTGGCCTACGTTCCCTACTACGGTGACGGCTCCAACTCACAAGAGGCCATTGACTGGACGCTCAAGCACAGGAACCATGAGGTCGTGAAGATTCAGAGCGAGTTCGTAGAGGGAGTCGCGGTTCCAGCATGAAACTTAAGGTCTCTACAGAACTTGGAGACGAGATTCCCAACATGGGAACTAGGAAGAGGGGCAAGGTATTCGCCTACTTCTTTCCGTCCTCACGCTGGCATTCCTACCTTGGCTATGCTACCGTCCAGATTATGACGAACTACATCAGCCACGAAAAGACCCACTTACTCTTAGAGGAAATGGGACTCCACAAGGCAAGCGATTGTCTAGACAACTTTACTTCGGTTCACTTCTTCCATCAAAAGTGTCGCATGAAAGACAGAATGAGACAGTTGGAGATTGCCGAGCCATCAGGACTTGAGAACCTTATACTGGCCGTTGAGTCTAGGAGACACAGACAATGAGTCTGAAGACGATGCCTACCGACCCACGCCAGCCCGACCAGATTCCTATCCCTTGTCCTAATTGTGGCTCTTGGCGCACCTATTGGCATGGCACATTGAAGTGTGCCAAATGCGGAAGCAACTTCAAGATAGACCGAAGTGCCGCTTATCCTAACACCTGCACAAAATGTTGGCACATAAAGCATGGTGGCAAGCCATGTGAAAAGTGCAATGAGAGTCTACGTTAGTGGAGAGACCAACCACTTCATGAGCGCATGAAATCAATCGGATGCTCGGTGAAACTACCATGACATCTGACCTGACAAGACGATGCAAGTCCTTCGCGCACATAAAGATGAGGACTCAGAATTGGTGGTTCGTAAGTTGGTCAGACCACTACATGATAGCGAAGTGGGTGGCATACCCATGAGCGACCAAGAAGAGCGAATTGATAGAATGGTCAATACCTTTATAAAGGGTCAGGAGAAAGGGGCTGGCATGAGTAAGACAAGCATAGCCCTGCCGAACTGCCAAGAGCCACTAAGCCCTGAGATACTAGGAGAGCGATTCTACAACGGAGAACTATGCTCTAACTGTGACGATGGTTGTCTCAAGGAGAAGTGGTGCGAAGGTTGCGGCCAATATCTCTGCACTCGATGTTGGGATGAGCATGAGAACGATGGCCCATGCCATGTGGGGAGATAGCATGACAGCCACAACAGAAGAGCGCATCTACTACTTGGAGATGATAGTGAAGCAACACTCTACAGAGATGGGAAGGATGGAGCGAGACCTTGCAGACCTTCTCAGATGGAAGCAACGTGAAGAGAACAAGAGGCTAGTAGGACTATGAGCAAAGCAGAACTCGCACAACTTCTACGAAAGGCCCGATATACTGAGTTAGGAGACTACGGGGAATGGGCCTACTACAAGATAGCAGACATTGACTCGGTTATCGCGGCTCTAGAATCGGGGTTGGAGATAGCATGACCTACATCGCAACCTACAGGGATGGAAAGGCAATTCTCAAAGAAGAGTTGCCATCTTACAATGCTTTCGACTTGGAGACCGCTTACAAAGCGGCAAAGAAGATAGCCGAGAAGAACGGATGGACATTGGTAAGGGTCGAACCAAAGGTCTATCCACCTGTGCCTCAGATAGTCTACTCACGTTATCCACCTTACAACGAATACCACGACTACAGCCCACATTGAGTTGAGAGAATGCCCTACATCATAATCAAGATTCGGGATAAGGACGACACCCAGAAACTCTACGAATGGGTCATGGCAGGATACGATAAAGGCTATAAGGTAGAGCAATGGAGCGTCTTCAATGAACTGCCATCTGCGTTCCGAGAGAGACTTCTGAAGGAACTGCTCACGATAGCCAACGCTCTAGACGAGAAGGAAGCCACAACCCTTATAAGGGGTCATAGGAAGGGGTAGGGTATGGCATACGTCTTCCCAACGAAAGCAGAGCATGACCAGAATCACATCGTTCTAGGAGCGACACCGCTAGAAGAGTGCGTGTGGTGCAGTTGGGAGTTCCAAGACATGGAAGACCAGACAAGGGGAAATTAGTTGGGTCTTTATCGCACAACGTATCTCATCGGAGAAGCCACGAAGCCAGACACCTACACGAAGATTAGCGAGATGATAGAGGCCAACAGCCCCGAAGAGGCAACCGCTTCAATTAAGACCAAGCATCCGACAGACCTAGTTAAGATAACGAGCGTGAGCCAACTCAGATGAAACGCTTCCGTCTAGAGTATATGTGCGGCTGTTGGTTCGTCTTCGATGTGGAAGACCCTATGCACTGGAAGATACTGGACTTCGTGATATGTGACAACCACGTTAAGAGGTCACAAGTAGAATGAGATACATCAAACTGTATTGGGATGGAGAATGGCACGATGTCGCGGTTGATTCCAAGCCACCGTTCTCACAGGAAGCACTGAGGCAACTGGTGACATTCGACAAATGATGGCCGAAGAGCAGATACAGTGCGGCAAGTGTGGTGGAAGGATGACCCATACAACAGTCTTGACCTACCCACCCATCGAATGCTACAGATGTCAAAAGTGTGGTCGTCACATAGACGACACCCCACCATTGCCTAGCAATGTGGTGATAATCAAGTGACAGAACAACCAAAAGGAAGAGTCAAGGGTAAGATGCGGAGTCCTCACAAGAGGGCGTGGTGCGTGAAACACCACACACGACACTGTATCACACATGGGAAGCATCAGCGTCCACTCCCACGCACAATGATAGTGAAGCCAAAGTGAAGTTCGACAAGTTCAAAGTAGGCTCTCAGATTCACTATGAGCCAATCTATGTGAATAGTGAAGAGGCTCTAAAGATGGGACAAGGCAAAGTCCTCAAAGTCGGAGACTACTACCCAACTTGTGACGACCAAGACAGTTGGTATTGGCTAGGTGTGGTAGACCTTTCAGACCATGATGCCCAACTCCTCAGAGAGCATGGATTGATAGAGTGGGAATGCACTAAGCACTTAGGCAGAAAAGCGCACATGGGAACTAGCATCCCTATAGGAAAGGGCAATTACAAGGACGTATTTATGTGTGGAGAATGTATCAAAGAATACAATAGGACGCATCCAAAATGACTAGACCCATCGTAGACTACTGGCTCAACGGAAGACATTGTATGCCCATCAGCGTAGAGGTTGCAGACGACTTCGAGTCGTTGGCAAGAAGGTTGGGTCAGATAGTGGAGCGCACCCCTAACCAACTGAAGATAGACCAAGGAAGCGGGAGACTCTATTGACCTGCCCAAAGTGTGGAAGAGAAATGATAGCATACACTTGCGGATTCAAGCACTGCGTCAATCCTGATTGCGACTACGATGGGAGCGATAGACAGTGACCTTTTGGAAGAGGACGGACTACTTCACTTGCAATCACACTTACAAGACTAGCAACCGCGACTTGCATCTTGAGAAATGCCCTCAGTGTTATGTGGGAGACTACCAATACTCGATGGTGGAGACCGATGAGAAAGAGAGGCCAGAGCCTAGACCACAACCCGAATACTGGCCTAGCGCAGAAGGTGAGGGAACAGGATACTGGACGGTTCAAGGCACACCAATTCAACCACCCAACGTGACATCAGGAACAGGAGCCACAGTGAGCAATGTTCGCTTCACCGGAGAATACTCTCCGACCCAAGATGTAAGAAGTCTCTACTCCGACATCTTGACGGGTAGTGGCTCGTCCTATACCGAAGGGCTTTCAGAAGAGCATCCGTTTCCAGACTCCACTCATAACTCTGAAGATTGTCCAGTCTGTAGACGCTTAACGCGAAGAGCAGAAGAGTTAAACCATGAGCAACCCTTATAAACCACCAAGCAGAGAGGGTAGGCTATGTCAGAAGAAGACAACGAACTGGATGAGGACTTCGATGAGAGTGGAGAAGAAGATGGATGGGAAGAGGATTCAGACGAAGAGGATGGGGTCTAGATGGACTTCACAATAACCTCTGTCGTTAAGACAACGGTAGAGACCTTCTTTGACAAGATGGCTCCACGACTTATGATAACTGCCAATGTCAAAGGTAGTGTCGTAAACCCTCTAACTAAGGAACCTAGAGTAACCAATGTCACAATCTACATAAAGGAGAGAGACCTTCAGAACGATGTGAAACTCAAAGAAGCGTTCATGAAGAGTTACAATGAACGGCTTGAGTCTTCCTATTCAGATGAACGATGGTTTGAGGCTCGAAAGGCAGAAAGGGCGCAAAAAGAACAAGAAGAGGCAGAGAGAAAGAAGTGGATAGGGAAGGTTATAGACCCATGAGTTTCTTCAGACACAAGAAGCCTACTGAGACTGAGAGAGGCGAAGCGTGGTGGCAAGACTTTGCATGGCAAGACATTCCACATGAAGCAGTAGTAAGGGCTTCGACACCACTGGCCGCACCAAAGGAAGAACTTGTGGCCTTGCATTGCTCTTGTTGCGGTGCGCCCTTCAACCCATCTACAAGGCACTGTGAGTATTGCGGCACATGGTTCGGCCCAAAGTCTCCAACGCCAGAACTCTATGGGAAACCAATAGAAGGAGAATACGCTCCGATGGGTGCTTTCGTTCAGAAGGACTACGACAAGACTGTGGAAGCCTTGTCAGACTCCGCTACAAAGTTGCAAAGGGCAATAGACGCTGATGCTTTCAACAAACTACTTGGGGCATCTGAGAAGTTCAAGTCTATAGGGTTGTTATCTGGATGAGCGACCCCTATGGATATAACGGTAGTGGTTTGAAGCACATGGATGAGACGGTTGCCGAAGATAAGGAGACTGGCAAATGGAGAAATGTAGCAGAGTTCCAGTTCAAAGAATGGTATGAAAGGACGACAAACACTACTCTCACACCCGATGACGACTGGCTAGATACAACGGCGCAAAAGCGGTTTGACATCAAAGGATTGAATGCTTACGACTCTGGCTTCTTGAGAAAGGGAACCATCAGGATTAACGCTGGCATAAGGGACAAAGGTATCCCGCGTATGCAACGCACTGGTATACCTACTTTCATCGTAGTGGCCTTTGGCTTGGACGGTAAACTCTACATTGCCCCTATTGAGGAACTGGTATCGTGCAGTCAGCCTTTCAATGGAGACGACCAAACAGACAGAGCGACACTACTGGCAGATTCACACATCTTTAAAGAGATGGGGCAGATGAGTCCAGAAGACATCAACAAAGGGTGGGTCGAGTTCAAGAATAACACCCGACCTAAAATCCTTAAATAGCCTTAAGACTAGGGTAGTGTTATGAAACATCCAATAGTCGTGGCATTGCTGGCTCTGTTGTCAGTGCTTAGTATCGCGTATGTGGGCGTGATGGTCGGTCTAGGCGGATGGAACTACATGGCCAATTACAACCCAACCGACATTCCGTCTAGCATCGGCATAGTCATAATTATGATTGGATGGTTCTGTGCCATAATCGGATTCCTCTCTTCAATCCTGTTCACAATCTGGGCCTTTGTCAAAGCATCAGAGCATGGTGCATTCGATTGAGCGAAGACCAAGATGAAGAGGAAGAGCCAGACTTCATGGCCCATCAAATAGATGAAGAGATGAGAAAGAAAAGAGTCTTTCCTTCTCAAGTGGAAGACATCGAAGCAGAGAAAGACTTAGGGCCAGCCATGTGTGTGACTCCCTTCGCTGTCGCTCCTACACAAGAGAAAGACATTGCAGAAGAAGACCGAATGTTCCATGAGTTCATGAAGGGATACCACCGAGAAGTCCACATGACAGGGCAAGTGCTGTCCAGTTTGGTTAGAGCGATGGATGCCTACCCTAGTCTGAGGCTAGGCCAGTTGCTCTATTGCGCTATTACCCGCGATTATCAGTTGGATGGAGTAAAAGACGTAACAGATGAAATGCTAGGATGCGCTCTTTTCACCATCTATGACGAAGCCCTAATAGAAGCCTTGGACAAGTTCACTGAGGCAAAGATGAAGGAGAAGGAAGCGAAATGAGCAACAAGATATGCGCGTGGTGTGGTCAAGACATCGTAAATGAAATAGGGTCAATCGAAGTTAGAATCTTCTTTAGGACTGGAAAGAGATGCCGATACTATGACTCTATGGAATGTGTCATTAACGAATACAAAGCACAGCCAGCCACACTAATGGGAGAAGTATAATGAATTGTCGTGATTGTAGAGAGTCCATGAGCGAAGATTGGCCTTTTTGGGTTATCATTGTGGTCTTTCTTGCTTTAATGGCGTGGTGGCCTTTGCCTTGAGCGAACCACAGCACATCAACTTCAACCGAACTCTCTTCGTTGATGGTAGTCTAGCGTGTCTATGCACGAAGGACGATGCCCCGTTCTTTGAAGCCGCTTACAAGAAGTTGTTTCCAACAGCCGCCGTCCAAACCCTCACGACTCTACAGAACGTCAAGCGCAAACAAGCACAAGCAGAGGAACTAGAGGTAGATGAGGCCGAAGAGAGTGCATGACATGGAACTAGATGAAGTGTGGACACGAAGGATGACAGCATTCCTCATCATAAACATCGCGCTACTGGTCTTGGGCTTGATTTCTTTGGTGGTTAATCCATGAGCGACGGCAAGACGCTGGAAGAATTCGCAGAGCCGCTTCCGAAGGTATTGGAGAGATTAGAGGTAATGAGGCATTTTGAGATTTTAGACAATAATGCAGACCCAGACGGAAAAGGCGGGATGATTGGAATGCTGAATTATCTTATCACCTCTCTCAAGCCTTACGAAGCCCTCTCCAAGAGGGAACAGACTCAGAAGAAGCGGATTGATTCAGCCATAGAGATTCTAAGGTCTATGGACTTGGCCCCGAACTCTGCAAATTCCTTACTGAAACTGATAGAGCAAAGGCTCCAAGTGCTTACACTACTTGAGGGAGAACTTTGAACCAACGACAGTTCTGGGCCGTCATGTTTCTGATGCTACTGGCGATAGTCATCGTCATACTATTGGGGAATCCCTACCATTGAGCAATCCTTATAAACCCTCAGAACAAGGGGTATGAACATGGACAAATGTGATATTGCTTATTCTGCTGGCTTACTTGATGGAGAGGGTTGTATCGGTATAAACAAAACACAGCATCCTACGTCTGTACGACCCTATTATACACTAATTGTTCAAATTGTGAACACAGATAAACGTATGATTCATTGGCTGAAAGATACATGGAACATGGGTGCGGCAGTGGTAATACCCTCTAAGAGAGTAAATCATAAACCACTGTGGCGTTTCGTTGTGAGAGCAAGAAAGGCTAGAGACTTCCTTGAGGCAGTATGTCCCTACCTTGTTATAAAAGGTGAGCAAGCAGAGATAGGAATCGAATTTCAAGATTCAATGGATTCTAATCATGTCGGACAAGGAAGGCCACTTGATAAAGGCCAAATAACAAATCGTGAAAAACTTCACAATCGTCTTATGAAGATGAAAATATGAGCAAAGCACTAGAAGCAAGAGATAAAATGACAGAAGAGGCAGTTGTTATTGAATCTCAACTAACAACAGAACAAATTCTCAAAGACATAGATATTCAATATTCAAGGAACCCAAGTCAGAAGTTGTTGGATGAAAGGCTCAAGACCCTGATTCAGATGATGAAAGAGAGGGGTCGGCGTTGGTAGGTTTGAAGTTCTGGAAGAAGAAAGACGAGCCTAGCAAGTCCAGAGTCTACTTCTCGATTGACACAACCACGCCTTCCGAGACCAAGAAGATTGACATCGAGATAGAAGCCTACGCACCATACGAAGACCTCATGGCAGAGGCTAAAGAGATGGCCGAAAGATGATTAGCAAACACACCCTCAAACTGAAAACAAAGACCGACCTCAAAGGCTCATTCGACATTCTCCTTGATACTGAATCTCTAAGGGAGATTGCTCACAGCATGATAGGCCAACCCGTCTACGATGGGAAGGGAACCTCAGTCGAGAACATCATAGGGAAGATACTGAGCGCGTGGGTTTCAGATGAGAAGGGAGACATCATCTATGAGGCCGATATACCTTGATAGATAAACGATGCCCTACCTGTGGTTGCCCTTCTTCTGCTCCTGCGGTCTGTGATTGCTACGGTCACGTTCATGGGTTTAGACCGCCATGAAAGTCTATCATGGAACCGACCAAGAACTCAACTGTCTACTAGAGGGAAGTTTCGTCACCAAGAACATAAGAGACGCATGGAAGTTCGGCTTCAGACGAGCCTACGAAAGCGGGAGCCAGACCGTCTACGTCTACACCTTAGAGATTGATAGAGCCGATATGAAGCCCGACCCCAGACGGCACAGAGCCTTTATCCTCAAGCACTTCGTAAACACACACATTGTAGAACAGAAGTGGAAGTTTGAAGTCCCATACAGCATGAGGCTCTACCCATGAGTCTCGCTTACAAGGCCGTGTTCACCAAGGGCGGCAACTTCTACAGTCTGGGGATGGGGAACGCCAGACAAATCCTACTCCCTACAGACCGAATGAGGTATGGTGGGAAGCATGGAATCTCAGCCGCCAAGACTGTGGCCGGAGCCAGAGCCGTGTTGGGGTTCGTCTTGAACCGCAAGGTCAAACCAAAGCCAGATGGAGACCTGATGATTGTCAAGGTCTTGGGCAAGGAGAAGTTCTTCGAGAACAAATGGCGCGTCATCTTCAAGTCGGTCAAGGTGATAGAGGTAGTGCAGAGATGATAACAGTATTCATAGATGGAATGTGTGCAGAGAAGAACCCTAACGGAGTAGGGACTTACGCTTGCATCATAAGAGATGGCAAGAAGCAAATCTACAGGGGTGCGGGTTTCATAGGTGAGGGACAGGGTATGTCGAGCAACGTCAGCGAGTATCGGGCTTTGCTCGATGCTTTAGACACTCTAGAAAGGAAGTGTCTATCGTATAGGGAGATTATTGTCTACACCGACTCCCAAGTGCTGGCCAAGCAGATGTCGGGTGAATGGAAAGCCGTGAAGGGATACTACTTGGAGTTCTATCTCAAGGCCAAGGCCATGAGAGACAGGTTCGCCAACCTCAAGTTCCAATGGATACCCAGAGAAGAGAACGAAGAGGCCGATGCTATCACGGAACAGGTCTACAAAGACTACTGTAGAGCCACAGGGAAAACACCTAAATACCCGCAGAGGAGAGGGTAGTGATATGGCAATACCCGCACCAAAGTTGAAGACGAAGTGGACATGGAGCATGGGTTTCTTCGTGCTGTTCTTTGCATCATTCCTAACCCTAGCAGTGACATTCCTAGCATGGTTGGCTCTGATTGCCCTTGCATGGAACTTCGATGTTGGAAGCCTAGTCATCATAGCAGAAGTCTGTGCGGTTAGTTTCATCCTTTGGATGGTAACGGAGTTCTCTTCTAAATGACCTTCGCAAGACGCAAGAAGTGGAACGTCATCAAGAAGCGTAGGCATACTTCGCATCAACATCTTCTAGAACAAAGAACGCATGAAGGGGAGAAGAAGAGATGAGTCTCGGAGACCCTGCCCCGATACCTGAGAGTAACCTTTGGAACTACCTTCGGAAGATATTGACTGTTGCCTTTCTGATAGGCATTAGCGAAGGAGCGACTATACTCTTAGCAGGATGGCCAATTGCGATTGGCCTACTCGTCTTACTTGGAATGATTGGCTTGATAATTGGTAGTTCAATCGTGGTCTTTGAGATTGCCTATTGGTTGTGGACAGGAGATACACCATGAGCCAACCCCATAAGGAATGCACGATAGCCAGCCACCAACATGGAGCAAGGCTGAAGGATGGACTTCCTGAATGTATGCCACCGCATGGCAAGAACGGTGTCCATGTCTTCAAAGGTCGAGAGGTCAAACTCTGGGGAGACCCGATACCGCTTACCATCTGCCCGAAGTGTGGTCTCGTCTCTGCTTACTACAGGTGCAACAACAGATTCAGAGGTTGAATGAAGCATGAAAGTGCTGTTCAAAACAGTGACAGGTGCTCACATATGGAGTATGGAACATAAGGGTTCCGATACGGATGTCTTTGAATGCTACCAGACCCCGACCCTAGATTTGCTCAGAGGGACGGGTGGGATACGAAGTTTCTTCGAGCCTCACAAGGAGAGCAATAGAGACATAGCCCGACATGAGATACAGACCGTAGTGAACCAACTGCTAAAGGGCAACCTCAACTTCGTCATAGGTGTGATGTCTCCAATCGTGGAACAGACTAGCCCTGTCCACAAGGAACTGGTTGACCTCTTCACGAAGCACCCGCCTAGAAACCTCTACCATTCTTGCAGAGGGATGGCCGTCCACAACGTCAAACTCTATCAGGACGAACTAGACTTCAGACCCAAGAAGGTCAACATGATACTACGACTGCTGAGAATGGGAATCTCCTATCTCAACACAGGGAACCTCTTCTTCGAGCCATACAAAGGCAATCGGTCTGAGATAGACCCACTGCTCAAGTCCCTTGACGAAGCCTACAAAATCTCAACCTTAGAGGAACGACTTCCAGAAGATGTGCTGAGAGGGATACTTCTCAATGCAAGGCTGGAAGACTTAGAGGGAAACGGCCTCTAGGATATTAGCGTCTTCGTCTTTTCGTCAACAGGTTTGCATTCACAAACTCCATCAGGTTCATTACATTGACTACACACTGAAGGGTAATTTTCATTCAATCTATAGGCAGGTCTTCCGCATATACAGGGTGGTATCGGCCTCTTTATCACTTGGGCGATTTCGTTCTTCGAGATGTCCTTCTTCTCGATTCTCGCTCTCAGTGTCCGTTTGTCCATGAATAGAGTCTCACTTCAATGCCTTATAAGCATTTCTACAGCCTCAGAATGTATTCCCAAAGGTTGTAGGCAAGGATGGTTGTAACGGTGGCAACCAAAATGCTTGCTCCCCACAACTTCCATTCATAATTTATGTATGCTACACCTACCAAAACAAGGCCAAGAGCAAAGGAAAGGTAGGTGGGCGCGTGAACGAAAGTAAGTTCTATGAGAGCATAGACGAGACCGAACACAAAGGCAGTAGCGAGAACAAACGCATCAGTGCTGTCCATGCTTGTCAACTAAGTAATTGAGGTATCCTACCTTTTAAGTCTTTGTCTCTCTTTATCCATTGACAGTTGAAGCACAATACTTGGTATCCCTCTGGGTAGCCGTTCTTTCGGAGCCACCTGTAAAAGTCAATTCCTGCTTTATGTTTGTTATGGAAGATTCGTTCTCTCTCTTCTGCTCCATTGTCATCAATGTGGTCAATAGTTAAAGCGGCAATCGTTGTGTAAGGTTCCTTATGCTCTCCAAAGAGATTGGCACATTGGGGTGGATTGGTTCCAGAGTAGTGAATAAAAGTCTCAAGTTTGAGTTTATCTCTAGACCTTTTACCTCTCGCACATTCATGGCCACGAAACTCTGTGTCATCCTTATAACGATTCTTACGGTAAGCAATAGTCTTCTTCGAGTTACATGAGTTGCACATTTTGTTGTTATGTCTTTGCATTCCCTTCCACCAATTGGCAGAAGTTAGGACTGCTCCGCATACTCTACAATTAGACATCAAGTATATGAAGGGTGACTCTAGTATTTAAGAGTTATGAGTGCTTCTCTACAATATGATTCAAAAAATCTTTTTCATACTTGTAAGCATCAGGGCATTGGTCGCACTTGAACGGGCGTTCCTCTGCTTTCTCCGCAGTCCCTTCTATAGTTCCTGAATCTCCTGTCTGTCTCTGATGGGTGAAGAGGTCTTTCCTAGACTCGAACTGCCCACCACATCCAGCGCACCATTGCACCCTTTCCTTCTCCTCAGTCTTCTCTTCAGTTGGTTCTTTTGGGGCTTCTTCGGGCGGCTCCTCTTCGGGCGGCTCTTCTGTTGGCTTCTCTTCAGGTGGTGCTTCTGGTTCCTTTGACTCTGGTTCCTTTGGTTCTGGCTCCTTACTCTCTGGTTCCTTCTCCTTTGGTTTCTCCTTATCCTCTGGCTCCTTGTCCTTATCCTTACCCTTCGGCTTCTTGGGCTGTCTGGGCTTGGCAGTGGGCTTGGTCGTTGGCTTCTCTGGAACCTTGCCTACCCATACCTGCTCACCGTCCTTGAAGAGTATGGCCTCAAACTCCTGTAGGTCTCTAAAGGTCTCTTCAGGTTGGGCGAACCAGTCAATCAGAACGTCTAGGTCTTGAGGCAGGATGTGTTGGAACGTGAAGATGAAAGGCGAATTGGCTAAGATGTCCTTATTCACATCGGCTGTGCGTCTGGCCGCAAAGATAGCACCGACACCATAGTTCCGACCCAAGTTCACCAACTCGTTGAGCATCGAATCTGGCTTGGCTGAATAGCGGTCTACCTCATCCATGACGACCATACAGTTTCCTGCTTCGAGAGCATTGTAGATTACCTCATCCACAGTCGCTTGGTCGGAAGGCGTGACCTGATGATAATCCATGTTAGGCTGGCCGTCATACTCACTGAGGTTGCCAAGAGCATCCAGAATGACGAACTTGAAGTCTGGCAGAATGTCAGAAATGAGGACTTTGATGAGGTTGGTCTTGCCCGAACCCGTCTTGCCTAGAACGGTAATCTTGTCAGAGACATCAACCTCAAGTTTGGGCTTCGCCTTCTCCTTGGCCTCTACACTCGCGGGGTCAGTGCCAGAAATCTTCTGGGCCTCTGGTGACATGGACTTCTCCTTGTCCTTCCCCTTCTCTTTGTCTATCCCAATGCGTGGGTCTTTGAGTTCCTCATCCAAATCGCGCCAGTCTACTTTAGGTTCGTCTCCCAGACACCCTGCACAATCTCCGCAATCGCAACCGCCCTCATCCGTTATGTCGCAACAACTAGGCCCACAGTCTTCTGGCACATCCTCTAGAGTCGTGTCGTCTATGTCTCCGCCCTCTTCATATTTAGGAATCTTACCCTTCCCTTCGCAATAATCGCAGGGACGGCCACTTACTTCATTCGTGCCAGTGCCTTCACACATTGGACAAGGCTCCACCCAAAGGCTTGGGTCTTCCTCTCTCATAGGGGCTTGAGGCATGATTGGTGAAATCGTCTCGCTTCCAGACGGCATATACTGGCCCTGACTGAAGGGTGTGACGTTCTGTTGGCTAGTAGGATTCAACTGTTGAGAGGGGTCTTGCTGTTCCCGCATTGTGGTCTGGGCATGACAGAGGCCAGCGTCAATCATAGACTGAGCCAGCCGTTGGTAGGAACCCTGAAGTTCGTAGATGACCCCTGTATCAATGAGATACTGAACATCTACAGCCATGTCCTCTGGGGTCTCATAGTCTTGGGTTGACTCTATCCTGTTGACTATATCAACCACCTTATTTTGGTCATAGGGCGCAATGTCGTGAGGCTCGGTCATAGGATTGACCTCTCCCTTCTCATCGGGCATGACTTCCGTGACATCCTCATCCAACTCGGTTTGAGAATGCTCCTTGTAGGGCTTGTTATGTAGGTCGCAGTCTTCGTCTGCCATCGCCTCAAATCCCTCACTTATGGCAGGGTTGAACTCCCTTTCATCCTCAAACCGGATGGGGTCTGAAGGTGAGGAACCTACTCGGTGGTTAGGCCAATCAAGGGTCTTCGTAACCGACTTGTCACTCATACTAAGGTTTAAAAGGGCTTGGTTGTATATAAGCCTTGGGATGGATAGCAACTTTCGAGCACTCTTGCTACCACAGACAAACGAGAGTGGGTCTGCTCCGTGAGGGCAGATGGCAGTTACCCATCCCAGATAATCCTTAAATAGAGCAGAACGCTTAAATACCTTCGATAAGGATGTCTGCGGCACAAGATTCCAGTCAGGACGAGAACGCCGTTATTCGTGCGTTACGAGCGACTAGGATAATCGGCCCAAGGCAAACAGGTTCTCCAAGGAGTCTGGACGACCCCACCCTATCCGCCTCATACAAACCACCTATCGAAACGCAGATTGGACAGATAGAGAGGGGTGAGGCTTGGTGGAGAGACTTTGCTTGGGAAGAGTATGCGACTAAGGAACTGCCCGGACTTGGACTTGGGTTCACAGTCTATCCTTACGTTGCTGTATGGGAGAAGATATGGGGTGCAGTCCCGACAGAAGACTACCAGAAATACAAGCAATACTACGTTCAGGAGCCTTTCATTAGGGCCACGATAGACTTCCACACCCAGATGACCATCTCTCAAGGCTACGAACTAGACTATCCTCTGCCTACTGTGATTAAGGACATCAAGCAATTTCTTGATAGGCACGATTTCCTCAACCTTCTGAAGATAATGGTGAAGGATATGCTAGTCTTCGGCAACTCGTATACTGAGGTCGTCAGAACTTGGTATTGTCACGAAACTGGCCACGACCTTCAGGCTCTCAGAATTTCTTATGAGGTCGAAGGCAAGAACGGACAGGACAGTTATTGGTGGACAGACAGAGTGGACATCGCGGATAGGCACAACAAGATGTATCCTACCCACAAATTGGAGAATCCCTACGGAGAGATTACCCGATTCAAGCCCCTTGACCCCATGTATATGCGGGTCAGAAGGGATGCCTATGGAACCATCCTTGGATACGTCCAATACTATGTGTTCCCTCTAGTCACCTTCCTAGCAGATGAGATGATTCATCTCCGCTATATGCCCACTTCATGGACGTATGAATCGGTCTACGGTGTCTCAATGCTACGCCCCATCCTCTTCCATCAGGAACTCATGAAGAACTATGAAGAGACGATGGGAGCCATCATGAACGTCTTCCTGAAGCCCATGTTCCTAGTCCATGTTGGCATGAATGACCAAGGCATAATGGGACAGGAAGTGACTACGGCACAGTATCAAGCAGTGAGGAAATACTTCCAGACTAGCCAGCCGGGACAGTCCATCGTAGTCAGAGCCGCTACCCCAATCCATGTAGAGCCAATCAACCCACCCATTGACAGAATGCAGTCTACATCCTTCTGGCTTCAATGGCTCCACAACATGAGAACCTACGCTCTCTCAGTGCCGAAGTTCTTCACCGACCCTGCGGGTCTGAACAGGGCAACAGCCCAGACAGTAGAGAGAGGATACTTCACATTCATCAACAGCAATCGCCAGTCCCTCAACAGCCAACTAGAGAGGACGGTGATGATAATGGTCATGAGGTCTCTGTATGGCAAAGTGGCCGACGAACTCATCCATGAGTATGACGTTCCGAAGTTCATCTGGAAGCCAGTCAAAGAGGACTCCCTTGAGGACAAGGCCAAGACCTATATGCCTCTGTATGCAAGCCGCATCCTCACCAGAGATGAAGTGAGAAAGGCACTAGGCTTCGAGCCTATAGATGAAGATGAGTTGACTGAAGAGTTAGGCGAAACCGTTCCACCGATGGCAGGTGTGGGTGGGCAGGGAATGACTAGAGAAGGGACTCCAACCTTCGGTAGTCCAGACCGTGAGATGGCTTCAAGACCCGGCCAACCGGGGTCTGAGTTAGGAAAAGAAACTGCGCCAGAGGGAGAGAGACCGCTAGAAGCAGAGGGCGACATCTTCACCAAGGGAGAACAGGATGTTGATGAGAGGATAGAAGAACTCGAAGAGGGAATCGAAGACCTCAAGAGGCGGTTCCTGAAGGAAGAGCCGTTCACAGAACAGACGATTCAGGACGAGATAGATAGGCTCAAGAAGGCCACTCCTCAGAAGTAACAGCATCCTTAAATAGCCCTTTCGCTTTATATGCCTTGACAGGTATATGGTATCCCCCTTGCAAAAGGCTGAAGAGGCTGTCAAGAAGGTAGAGGACTTCTACAGCCGTGATGACCCTATGACTGAGATAGACAAGGTGAGGGGTGTCGAACACGCCTACTATGACGAGAAGGCTATGAAGGAAGCAGAGGAAGCCCTTGCGGAAGCAGAAAAGGGAGAAGAGTATTCTTGTATAGAATGCACTAATCATTATGATGGAAAAGGCCATTATGATGATGTTGGTGAAGGCCCATTTTGCGATAGATGTTTTGAGTTACTAACAGGAACAACAGGGCCAAAAGGAGAAGAGGAAGTAACGCCTCTTGACGCTGGCGCAGTCAAACACGCCCTAGACAAAGCCTTTGTAGACGCAAGCGACCTTGTTAAAGGGATTGAAGAGTTCGTAAAGGATGTTGAGACTCTCGACATGGACAAGATAGATGCGGCCATAGAACTCCTCAACAACATCTCACAGACGCTAAAGGATGCCAAAGCGATGGGCTATCCAGTTGGAGACCTAGCAGAGCCAGAGCCTAGTTCCGACATCCTTTCAGAACCTAGAGCGAAAGAGCCAGAGAAGGGTGAAGCATGATGAGTGACAACGGAAACACGATTCGAGAACTACTGCTCCAACTGAACGGGAAGTTGGCCAGTTTCATGGCTCAAAGCACTGCTGACATAGCCACACTTACAGTAAAGGTAGACGCGATTAAGGATAGTTGTGCCATTATGAATCACAACAGCACCCTGATGGCAGACCGAATCGGCAAACTCGAATCGGTCAACAGAACGTCTACAGACTACAAGGACTTTGCAAAGAAGGTTGGCATCACCTTAAGTGGGGCGGCAGGTTTCACAGCCACAATCCTAACGATACTCTATCTGCTCGGAGTCGTTATCTAGACTCCTTGTTCTTCCCTACAAGAAAGGCGGCATCAATGATTATGCCAGCCAAGAGTCCTATCATGAACAGAAGGAGTCCTATGCCCAACAGTTCGCCAAGGGAGAAGGACTGGACTGAAGACGCGGTAGACGTATTTGTTGGAGTCACCGTCTGAGTAACTGTGCTTGTGACAGGTGGAAGGGTTGTGGTGACAGTGGTTGTCATTGTTACATTGCCACCTATCTTGATGAGGACTACTGTGAGAGTAGTCGTTGTCACTGTCCCTGTCTCAGTCTGAGTCTGGGTTTGAGTTACAGTGACATTTTGAGTTTCTGTCTGAATCTGTGTAGTTGTCACTGTAATTGGCGAGAGCGTCTTTGTGTGAGTCTTAGTCTGAGTTGTGGTCTGAGTTTGGGTTAGGGTTTGGTTCTGAGTTGTCGTCTCTGTCTGAGTTAGGGTCTGGTTCTGAATCACAGTCTGTGTCTGAGTTTGGGTGATAGTCTGATTCTGTGTTGAGGTCTGAGTCTCGGTATTGGTTTGTGTCTGTGTCACTGTGGTAGTGGTTGGTGTCGTCACTGTAGACGTTGCTGTAACTGTTACCGTCTTAGTTGGGGTGGTGGATGAAGTGGTCGTGCAAGCCAATACAGGAGCAAGACTGAGGGTCAACGCAAGAGCGATGAGCGTCAGGACTATGGCGTAGGATGCGAGACTCTTCGACCTCATAGCATATCCCTTGCTTCTAGGGTTTATAAACATTGTGGCTATATGAACCAACAAATTAATCGCACGTTATGGTCTTGGTATATCTCTCCCAAGACACCCATAAGAGAGAAGACCACCGACCACCCCTTCACTATCTCCTTGACTTTGAAGACTTGGGCGATTTCAGAGGGCCGAATCCAAGTATCGAAGTGCGCCCATTCCTTGTCCTTGTCGTAGTCAAAGGCCACTTCGTCAGAAATGTCGTGCGGCATACCCCTGTTGCTGGCAATGGGCTTGACGGCCTTAAGGTTGTCCACATCGAACAGGACGGCGGTTACGTCTGGGGCTTGAGGGATAAGGGCTGTGATTCTCATGACAGAGTGCCAGTAGTTGTCGGCTTCACGGATTTCAATCCAGCCTTTGCAAATCTTCACAAGAATCTATACTTGTGTAGGATTTTGGACTATATAAACATTTTATAAACCTTCTATGGAGTAAACTGGAAAAAAAGAGAAAGAGGGCTAGTTGTCTATGCAGACTTGATTGCCCTCTTTACAAATGGGACGAAGAACCCTGCGGTTGCGCCTAGCGCACCAAGGGTGGCGAGAGGGTTGCCTACAAAGGGTATCTGCGATAGATAGCCCATGAAGTAGCCAACAACGCTTCCGCCGATGCCGCCCACTACGGCAAACTCAAGGGCCGAAAGGATGAACATCACCCTGTCCTTGAGGTAGTCGGTTATCTCTGTTGAGGTTACGGACATAGCATACCCTTCGATTCCATGTCTTATAAGGGTTCTCTTTTAAAGGGTATATAGTATATCCCCTATCCTGTAAGAATTGCATCTTTACAACGGAAACTGAAGGGAATTTGCAACTTGAGTGGAGTCTTCTTGGTGCTGTATTCGGAAGGAATTTGGTCTACGCCTTTGATTCCCAAAGCCTTTACCAAGTCCTCTATAGGCCAAGTCTCGTCCACGACATTCAGTTCCACATCATCCACTACATTGGTGATGATGTTGAGGACAGTCCTATCCGACTCCTCTCCTCTATACCATATAAAGCCCAGACCCTCTGCCAGCATCCCCATATCGGACTGCTCGAAGTTGTCTGAAATCTCATCCCCGTAGTCGCCCTCTGCCGTGAAAGAGGTCTTGAAAAAGACATTGATAGACTTGTCGGCTCCCACAACTACCATGACCTTCTCGTTCTCATCGTTGAGATAGCCAGCCACATCCCCTGTGCTGGCTGTCGGGGTGACAGGGTGCATATGGACTGTGCCTACCAACTCCTCTCCTTCATGAAGTTGCTCGTTAGGCTCCAAAACTATCTCTCTATCCTTGCCAAACTGCTCCCCTACAACTCCCAAGTCACCGTGTTTAGCCTTGATAAGAAAGCCACCCGCTTCGTTGTCGTTGGTCGTGGAGTATTCAATCATCATCATGAGGTCGTTGTAGAGCCTTTCAGGTATCTCAACCTTGTCTGGAACGTCCAGCCCATCGGCTGTAACGTGCTGAGACGTAGGCTCTGTAGGCTCGGCTGGCTCTGGGATGTCAGGGTCTTTATCAAGTTCCTTGTCTGGATTGCTAGGGTCTGGCTCTCCTTTCTCTGGAATCCAATCTCCTGTTTCATCGGTGCAACCTTCACAATCCCCACAATCACAGGGGCCACCATAGTCACAATTAGGGTCTTTACAATCAGGGCCACAACCTTCTGGTTTCTCTTCATAGTTCTCTGTCCCTTTCTCTTCATCCTCATCGAGTTCATCATCGTTGTGCTCGTTCACTGTCTTGTCGTGACGATAGCACCATGCGTTCTGCCCCTCTTCTGGCTTGTAGTGCTTCCCACTCTCGTAGACACCACCCGTCCCATCGCACTTGTCGCAATCAGAGTCACCTATCTTTCCTGTCCCGTTGCACTTGGGACAGTCGAAAGTCCACCCGCCTATCCCTTCCTCATTCTTGGCGTGGCCGTAATACTTCCTACCCTCATGGGTGTGATACTCTTCTACAGGGTCAATCAGTTCGTGACAGAACTCGCACCTGAAGTAGTCCATCTCCTCTTCGCTCCGTTCTAATGGAGAACGGCCAGAAATCACATCGTTCCACAACTCTTCGTGGGCCATGTCCAGATTGTCTATCTGCTTCTGAAGGTTGGCAATCTGAGCCTCATAGCTCTCTATCTCTGTGGCTTTGGGTAGGGGTGGCCCACCTGTCTTAGTCTGTGGGTTTGGAACCTGCTCGTTGAACTTCTCAATGTTGGGATAGTTCTTCTGCCCTACCTTCGGGGCAGGTTCGTGAGGCTCTGCTGGCTGATAGGGCGGTTGCATACTACATGGATTTAGCACTACCGACTATTTAAAGGTGTCAGAAAGAAGAGGCCCAAGCCTTACTTCTGAGGCTTGAGCGCGTATAGAGTCTTGTTCTCTTGGTCGGAGTGGCTCTTATCCAGAAGAGGCAGGACATCCGCAAACGTAAGTTTGAGATTGTTCTCAACATACATCTTCACTTGGTCTTCCGCTACAGGGTTGCCTTTGCCTACAGCGTTCATCCAAGTCTGAAGAGCCGTGAGTTTGGGTGCAGGTATCATCCCTGTGTTTGGTGAGACGAGTGGGTTGGGTAGACCTTCTGGCCCCTCTCCAAGTGGGAACTTGGCCGCTTCTGCCAGCGTTGACTTGGTGATTCGCTCCCCTATCGTCTCTGGAACGCTGTCTCTGATGTCGGAGACCACCTTAAGGTCTCTCACCATTATGACTGGCGTTTGACCCTTGACCTCTCCCTTCACCTTTTGGTCTCTCAAAGCCGTGACATTGCCCTTGATGGCCACAACTTTGCCTATCAGAGCGTTGCCATCGGTGAGTTTGTAACCGAAAGGTGGGAAGTCCAGTATGGCCTTTGTAGTCTCGTCTCCGGCCAGTATAGACCATCTTGGGAGTTTGGTTGCGACTCTCTGTGTGTTGCATCTCTGGCTAGGACAGTCGAAAACGACGCCCTCTTCCATGCCGTCTTTCTTTGTGAAACAAGTCGGGCATCCTATGTAGAAAGATTCGTTCAGAATCCTTACAATAAGGACTTCGGCTCCGTTCACGAACTCTCCCTCTATCAGACCACTGAGGTCTTTCTTTGGATTGAGTTCTGCGTAGACTGTGCGGATTGCTTCTGGATTGCCCTCATATCGCTTGAGAGCAGGGACTTTCTTGAGGATTTCCTCAATCGTTAGTTGTGTCATGGCTTACCCTCTGTCTTGACGCTATTTAAGGATTCAGGCTCCTCACCTGTCCCATGACAGTCTGGGCAAGGGATGAAGTAGGGTGAATGCACTTCGTCTGGGAGAAAGGTGATGAGTTGTCCATGACCACGACACTTCTTGCATTTCAACGCTTCCTTCTTTGCAAGGGCTTCAAGAGTTAATGCAATCGCCTCTATCTCTTCACCTGTAAGTAGGTCAAACTCTCCAAACCTCAGAACAGTTGCAAGCCTCTTCAGTTGCATTTCATCCAGTATTGATGTCTCTATTGCCATGTCTTATACCTCTATATGTGCGCCAAGACAACAGCCACACATCGGACAGTCTGCTAGAAGCGCAACTAAGAAAGCGGCCTCTTCAAAGGAGAGAGCGCATGGATGAATCCTACAAGCGTAATAGGTCTCTTGGTCAGGTCTCATATCCGCATCCCTACGGGACATGGCTTATTAAGGATTCTGTATGATAAGGTGTGGACTCTTGAGGAAGCGATGCAAACGAGATAACGAAACATTCTGATTTTCCAAAAGACCTATCAAAGTATTGCATTTTCTACATAAGAGACCTCTAATCCGTCCAGTCTTATGGTCATGGTCTACATCTGGACTCTTCTCAAAAACTCGGCTACACAAAAGACATCTGTTGTTCTGGACTGAACGAAGTCTGTTATAGTCGTCTAAAGAAATCCCATACCTTGCTTGTAGTCTGTAATCTCGTTGTCTTTCTGGGTGCGCTTGCCGATATTGCTTCTGTGTTTTGAACAACGCCTCTTTCTCGTCTTCTGATAACTTGATATAGTCGGCTCTTCGTTTTGCAGTGATTTCGTCCTTCTTTCCCTCATAGCGTTCTTTATCCTTGAGAAGACTTGTGCTTTTATGGGTTTGATAATACTGTTTGGAATAGAGAACTAACTCTTCTTTGTGCGACTCTCTATACCTCTGATTGTAACTCTTCTTATTCTCTAAATTAGCATAGGGCATATACAGAAATATACACTTTCACTTATTTAAATCTTTCTAAGAAGTTCGTGGGGAGACCGTAAGAATATCTTATAGTCCAAGGGTTCTATGGGCCTCTCATATAGCCTCAGAAAGTCGTCCTTGAAGTTGGTCGGAAACTGGCTATATCTCAGAATCTCAGTCATATTCATCTCAGGTCGGATGGGAACCTTCCAGCGTATCGGGGTAGGGAAGTCGGGGTCTATAGAATGCTTGGTCAGAGTTATGCGACAGATTCTATCCAGACTGATGAAGGTGCGCTTGTCAATCAAATATTGGAGCCAAGTGCTCAAGTTCCAATAGAGCGTCTCCCTATGCTCACGCAACTCACCATAAGTCGTAGGAACTATGTGGACATAAAAGTGGAAGCCCTTGCCAGCACTGAAGAAGAGTTCCATATTGGGCCAGAACCGCTTGGCGAAGAAGCGGCCCTTTTCCCATATAGACTCCAAAGTGTCCTTCTTACCCTCTTCGTTCTCTCGCACATCCATATCAAGAAAGAGCCGCCTTATGATGACATCCTGTTTCTGCTCCTCAGTCCATTCCTTGGTCACGGTTGGCACATAGAACGGGAAGTAAGCGTCATCTACATCGGCCAACTTCCCAAGGATATATTCATAGTAGTCGGCTTGGGTCTGGGCCTTATACCTGTATAACCCTATGTTGTCAGATGGGAAGGTGGAGAAGTCTCTGTCCCACCATTTTCGGCAAGTCTCTAAGAAAGGAAGGCTCATGCCCACCATCCACCTGTCGAGTGCTTCCGCATCTCCTCAATTTCCTCTAAGGTTGGGTTCCTTACAACGAAGCCGCACATCCAACACTTCCATTCGGCAAAAGGAATGTCGTAACTGAGGAAGTCGAACCATATGAATCCATCTGCCGCAATCACAAGACCGTCTGCTCCACATTGAGGACAGTAACCCAAGAAAGGGCTATACTGCCGCCACCAGAAGGGGTCAGGAGAGGGTGTATTCGATACTGGCAATATTTATCACCTTAAGCAGTTCAGCATACTCGTTGGCCTTCTCGATTATGTCGTCCACTATCTTGTCCAAGTCATCCATCATAAGAACGTCTATCTTCGCCAGTTTGGGCAGATTGTCGGACAAGGCGCAGTTCAGAGCACCGCCTCTAAGATGGGGATATGAATGGGCGTAATGGGCTAAGAAGAACGACCTAACCTCTACCGTGTCGCACGCCTCTATCTTGTCATAGAGAGACGGGTCATAGATGGGCTGATTGCAATACGCCTTAATCTTGGGATGGAGCCAGAACTTCTGAAGGGTGTCGGTCAGCCTCTCCTCTAAAGCCCTATAGGTCTCGACCAATCTCCGATGCTCGACATCATCATAGCCCTTGTCCACCAATGGAGCATAGCCACCATAGTTTATGATGCCGAACCTTCTGCCCATAGCATAACTGTTACGACAGAGGAAGCCCAAGATGTCGCGCATAATTGCGGTATGACTTCCAGACAAAGCCAGTGGGTTGGCCGTTATGACTAAGGGACACGCGCCTTGAACCATCATCTCCCCACCGCCACCCGCTACTCTGGACTTTCCAGATTCTAGATGACCCAGAAGGAATCCAGCCATGTTCTCTATGGTCTGGCTCTCTATCTGGTCTATGGCAAGCGCAAAGTATTGGTCAGCGAACAATCCAGCCGCCTTGTCGTCTGTCCACTTGACAGAACCCAACAGGGTGTTCTTAGTGGCCTTATCCACATTCTTGCCTATGAGTTCAAAGAACGTGCTCTTGCCCGTATTAGGTGGCGTGATTTGAAGTTCGTGCGGCTGATACCTCATAACATAGCCTCTTGGCAAAGTGGCTTTGTTGGAGAGGGCCAGAGCAGGGTCTCGGACACAGTTGTATTCTATGATGTCGGCCAGAAGTTTAGTCCACTCTTCCGTCACCTGTCCAGTTGAGACATCGAGCCACTTGCCTAAAGTGAGGTCGTTGAACGAGTAATCCGTCCCAAAGGTGTAAAGTCCCAAGTCATCCCACCCCTTGATTCGTGGGTCGTCTCCTATCCGCTTCGTGATGTAGTCCCTGTCCTTCAGGTCGAAAATCTCATCCAACGCCTTGATGTCCATCTCCATCAGAGGTAGGGAAATCTTCTTGCTGTGGATGATGTTCTTCGTGTCCACGATGTAGACTGGCGATGCAATCGTAGTGGGGTAGGCGATGTAGAGTTTCGCTCCCACGCTAATCGTGATTCCTTCTGGTGTCTTCTCAACATCAGACCTCTGATAGAGGGCGCGAATCTGTTGAAACGTATTCAAAACACGATTGCTCTCAGACATTACTCTATCCCTACCAAACACACTATAAAAGGATTTTGAGACAAGTTGAATATGAATACGGGGTGGAGATGAATCCACCCCGGCGGCCCCGAATGAGGTCATCACTCCCCACTTGTGCCGCAGGTCATTTACGGCGGATGCCTTGTCGGTCTTCCGTCATTCAGTCACTCAGTCGGAACGTGGACGACTCGAAGGATACTATGCGCCCAAGTAAACCGTTACCACAAACGCGGTGGCACAAGTTACTCAGGGTTCCTGAGTGGAGAAACCCCACCCTTCGGAACTTCCCCTTGTCACTCCACCCTATGGTTTTGTCATCTTATAAACATTGCGTCATGCTCGTCTGCAAGCCTTTAAATAGACCGCTTGGCTATAGTTTGTCTATGGCAGAGCCGCCAGAGGAAACACCGAAGCCAGCAGAAGGAAAGGTCGCCACAAGCGAGATGGAAGACCGATTCCCAGACGTAGATGCGCCTCATCTTGAGGCTATAGTGCAGTTGCTCTACCATCTAGGTTACAATGTTGGCGACATCCACAACGTAGACCCCTCTCCCTATGTTGAAGTCGAAGTAGGCCATGAGACATGGTTCATCATGAACGACCAAGAGGCCGATGAGTTCGCAGAACAGAGCGTTGTAGATACCTTTGAAGAGACGGGACAAGAGGGTTTCTCAGTAGAATGGAAGGACTTTGTGCTGAATGAGGACGACTTCGAGACCGCCCTATCCGAATCGGTTGACAATTATATCGAGAACATAAGGGAAGAGCCGTCAAGCGACCCAGAGTTCGAGACCAGACTGGATGAGGAGATGGCCAAGAAGAACGTGGCCTCAGAAGAGGAGTTTGCCGACCAACTCAGAGAGGACTGGCAGGGCAACGACAGCATCATTGACTGGTATATTAGAGAGTTCGGAGACGAAGCCTTCAAACAGTTCGCACAGGTTGATTCCACGAAACTAGCCAAGTATGTCATCGAGTCAGACGGGCGCGGTTCGGTCATCGCTGGATATGACGGAGATGAAGTGGAACTCGGAAAGGACTACTACGCTTACAGAACGAACTAAGAATCCTTAAATAGTGTCAACCCGAAGGTAGTCACATGAAATTCCTTGAGTTAGATGAACCGATGGTTCCCTTCATCATAATGGGGACGTGCGGCAAGAAGCAAACGGGAAAGAGCCTCTACTCGCGTGAGTTGGGCTTCAAGATAGTGAAAGAAGAAGGCGGTGAGATTCTGTGGATTTCGACAGAAGAGCCTACCGACTTCATGTTCACCATTGCAATAGACGAGCATCCGGGGTGGGATAAGGTCTTTACCGAGAAGTATGGCGTTGAGCCAGTGATTCATTGGGTATGGTGTCCGACTGCTGAAGACATGATGCGCTTCATTGGACAAGAGGGAAAGGTCATAATCACCGAAGCAAGCGTGTCCACACCAAAGCCCTTGAAGGACATAAAGGGAGAGACCCCAGAAGACAGAGCCAAGAGAGAGGAAAAGGCAAAGAAGGACGCAGAGGAGAAACAGAAGGGTAGCACACTCGCTTTCAAGACCATCAAAGTGGACACTGAGAACTCGCCTCTGGTCAAGATGCTCAACGCGCACGACATACGCTACATCGTGGTTGACTCCTTCACCAACCCCTTTGACGAACTGATAAGCGGTGGGAGACAGAACTTCAACATCAGAGCGCAACTTGAAGAGACGTTCCTCAACACCATGCAACGCCTAGTCACCAGATACGGCCAATCGGTCAAGAAGAGCACCTATATCATGACCACCAACCACATCACCAACAACCCGACAGACCCCTTCACAGCCACAATGATTGAGAAGGAACTCCATGAGAAGGGTGGTGGAGCAGTGGGTTACAATACCAAAGTGCTGTATGGCTTCAAACCGAAGCAAACGCCTCACGGTGCGAGAGAAGTCTGGGTAATGAGATTTCCGACTCTTCCAGACTATGGCAAAATGTATAACCTTCTCATCACTGATAAGGGCTTTGTCAGAACATCAGCCGCAGAACTCAAGGTCGTGAAAGAAGAGCAAAAGGCTGAGAGACAAGAGGCGAAGGAATCTTGAGCGATGACCCTTTCAACACAGAGATATTCAAGGCCCAATTCCACAAGGAAGTAGAGTCTGGAAAGAGTAGCAGTAGTGGTGGCAGTAGTGAGGGCTATACCTACATAGCGAAACTCCTTCTCACGCCCGTCACAGATGGCCGCAATAGGCTCCTCTGGCTCGTCTTGGCTCCCTACACCATAAGCATCCTGAAGATGGACAGAGAGAGCGCGATAAAACTGATAACAGAATACTTGAAAGGGTGCGACGAACTGAAGCCCTGCCCTGCTGTCATTAGCAAGGTCGAGCAATATGTGGACTATGTGCCGACCATCGAAGGTGGCCTCAAGCCACCCAAACAGGAAACACTTATGACCAACGACCCCGATTTGTGGGCCATCATAGAGAGGGCGATAGGATGATACCATTCGAGTCGGCCAACTACTTCACTGAAGTCGGAAAGGTCAAGATGAAAGTCTACCGGAACGGAGTGATTGAGGTCATAGACCCCACGCCTCTGCCCTACTGTTTTGCGCCGTCCAAGAACGAGATACAGACGCAAGCCAAGATGGAGAGGACGGACTTCAAGACCTTCGACACAGGAGAGAACGTGAAGAGATACACCTTCAACGTGCCTCAGAACGTCAAGTTCTTCAGGAACTTCCAAGAGGCGAAGAGCGTGTCCGTCTATGAGGCCGACAAGAAGTATGTAGGAGTATGGATGCTGGACAACGATTATGTATGTGGTGATTATCCGAATGTGGCTTCATGGGACACAGAAGAGGACGACTCAGGAGTGAAGCCAGACCCAGAGACGGCCAACGTCCCGATAACGGCTATAGGCATCATCTACAAGGGACAGAAGTATGCTTGGACAGGGCTAGAAAAGGGCATCCTACAAGGCGCAGTGGACTTCATCGGAGAGAACAAGATTGGTCTGATGAAGGGTTGGAACAGCAAGTTCTGGGACGTTCCCTTCTTTATGAAGAGAATGGCCTACAGCAACGTGCGATTCGACTACAATTCGACTAGGTTCCTAGACCTCTCGCTGGCCTACCGTTTCATGGAGAAGAACTTCCGAAGCCAGTGGTCTTTAGAGAAGGTGGGCAAGAGGTTCTTTGACATGAAGAAGCCCTTTACCAACACAAGGCTCAGTCTACTCCCAACAGAGCAACTGAAGGAGAGGGTGCTGTGGGATGCAGAAGTCACAGAAATGATAGACACGGCCAAGAACTTACTAACCAACGCGCCCAAGGATTATAGCAAGGTCTGTATCCAGATGGCGAAACAGGGTCACATCTTCCCAGACCAAATCTTCGGAGTCCACCCAATCAAGAAGACCATCACAGTCACCCCTGTCCTTGACCAATACTTCTTGAAATATGCACACAAACTAGGATATGTATTGCCCTGCAAGAGTGGATACAACCAGAGACCCAAATATACAGGAGCATGGGTCGAAGTCTACGAGAGAGGGTTCTTCGACAACGTGCTTCAGTTCGATGTTGATTCCCTGTATCCCAACGTGATACTTGCATACAAACTGGCCCCGCAAGGCCACTTCGACCTCATAGAACCTATAGTCCGTGACCTCTTGGCTGGCAAACGCAATGCTAAAGACAAGGTAGAAAGGTGGGCCTACAAGATTTCGGTCAACGCCCTCTACGGCATCTTCGCCAGCACCTTCTACAGATTCAAAGCGGTAGAGGTCTCAGACCAGACCTGCTTTCATGGAAGAGACATCCTCACCCACACGGCAGAGTTCCTGAGAAGTCTGGGCTATGTGGTCTACTACATGGACACAGACTCCATCTTCGTTCATGGAACGTGGGAAGAGAGGGAGACCATTCACAACCTAATCAACGACTTCGTGAAGCGCACCTACAACATGGACAACATCAAGTTCGGACTTGAGAACCACTGGAAGGTGATAGGGTTCCCCAGAAGCACAAAGGGTGAGAAGGCCAAGAAGAAGTATTACGGCATAGTCCACAGAGACAAGACCGGAGAAGTGGTGAATAGGTTTGAAGAGGCCGGGATGGAGACCCTTAGAGGAGATTGGACTGAACTGGCCCAGATGCTTCAAGAGGCTCTGAAGAAGATGCAAGTCAACGGGGTTCCAAAGGAGAGGATGCTGAACTTCTATGAGGTAACGAAGGTCAACCTCTACAAAGGGCGGTATGACCCCTTGCTAGTGCTTGAGAAGCACATGAGCAAGGATGTCTCAGAGTATGGGAAGGAGAAGAAGGGCAAGACCGGAAAGATGCACAAGGCCGGAATCCCACAGCACGTTAAGGCTTTCAAGAACGCCCTTGAGACGGGGTGGGTTCCCAACGACATGGTGCAGTATGGGGTAGTCCAATACTTCATGACGAGAGACGGGCCAAAACTCACCAACCTAACGAAAGAGGGAGAGATAGACTACCAGTGGTATGTGACGAAGCAGATAGACCCCATCGTGTGGAGACTTGGCATCATCGAAGCCGTCACCAAGTATAAAAAGCCGAAGCCGACTAAGGAGAATACTACACAGACTACCCTCTAAGTAATGTAATACGTTTCCACTGGCTGTTGGTCGGCCTTCTTCACAGCCTCTTGACTCACCTTGAAGAACTCATCCATATCATGGACGTTGAGCAGAACCATCTCCAAGTCGGCCTTGTAGTTGGCCAACAGAAGCCTCTGGT